CGAGATGAATTCGATCTCATCAAAAGATTCATGGACTTATGGACAAGATTCTATCCCGATGTCATCTCAGGATGGAATATCAAGTTCTTCGATATCCCATATCTTGTAAATCGTATTACAAAATTATTTGGTGAGGCTGAAGCCAAAAAACTTTCGCCATGGAATCGTTTATCTGCTCGCGAAGCATATGTGATGAATCGCGAACATCAAGTGTATGAACTTGATGGTATTGCGACGCTCGACTTTATTGAACTGTATCGCAAGTTTACATACACTCAACAAGAATCATATCGTCTTGACCACATTGCGCACGTTGAGTTGGGCGAAAAGAAAATTGATTACTCTGAGTTTGAAACTCTACACCAACTTTACAAGTATGATTATCAAAAGTTTATTGAGTATAACATCAAAGACGTTGAACTTGTTGAGAAACTCGAAGACAAAATGAAGTTGATTGAGTTGGCATTGACTCTTGCATATGATAACAAAGTAAACTATGATGATGTGTTCACGCAAGTGCGTATGTGGGATGCCATTGTTTATAATCATCTGAAGAAAAAGAATATCGTCATCCCTCAGATGAGGGCTGGCGAAAAGAAAACACAGTATGAAGGCGCATATGTCAAGGATCCGATTCTTGGTATGCATAACTGGGTGGTTTCGTTTGACTTGAACAGTCTGTATCCTCACTTGATCATGCAGTATAACATCTCGATGGAAACATTGGTCGAGCCAACTAAACATTCTATTGAGATGCGCAACACAGTTCGAGAAGGCAAAGTCAGCGTCGAGAACATGTTACATCAGCAGGTTCGTTTGGAGTATCTAAAGAATGTTGGCGTGACCGTAACTCCTAACTGTCAGTTCTTCAGCGTCAAGAAGCAAGGTTTAATGCCTGAGATTATGGATAGCATGTACAAAGATCGTACACGCTACAAGAAGTTGGCGATTGAAGCCAAGAAGAAAATCGAAACTGTTCTTGAAGATAAGAATCAAGTCGAGTATCTTGAGAAGCAGGTTGCGCGATACAACAATCTTCAGTTGGCTAAAAAGGTCACGCTGAACTCTGCTTATGGTGCGCTGGGCAATCAATACTTTCGTTTCTTTGATACTCGTATCGCTGAAGGCATTACTACAGCAGGTCAGTTGTCTATTCGTTGGATTGAAAAGAAGATTAACGAATACATGAATGAATTGCTCAAGACTCAAGATATAGATTATGTGATTGCTTCTGATACTGATTCGATCTATATCAATATGGGTCCATTGGTCGACAAACTTTATCCAAACGTAACTGATACAAAGAAAGTTATCAAGTTCATGGACAAGGTATGTGAGCAAAAGTTCCAGCCATTTATTGATGCATCTTATCAGGAACTTGCTGAGTGGGTGAATGCATATCAGCAGCGCATGGAAATGAAGCGCGAATCTCTTGCCGACAAAGCAATCTGGACTGCCAAGAAGCGATATATTCTAAATGTTCATGACAGTGAAGGCGTTGCGTATGCCAAACCTAAACTCAAAATTATGGGTCTTGAGGCAGTGAAGTCTTCAACTCCTGGCGCATGTCGAACAAAAATTAAAGAAGCAATTAATATTATCATGACGAAAACGCAAGATGAACTTCATGAATTCATTGAACAATTTCGAGAAGAATTCAAAAACCTTCCAATTGACGCAATTGCATTTCCAAGAAGCGTGAATGGATTGGGCGAGTATACTGATACTGCTAGCATCTTTAAGAAAGGAACTCCAATTCATGTGAAGGGTGCGCTTGTGTTCAATCACTTTCTAAAAGCACATAAACTTACCAAGAGATACCAACTAATTCAAGAAGGTGAGAAGATTAAATTTATCTATCTGAAACAACCAAACTTCTTCAATAATAATACTCTTGCGTTTATTTCAGAATTGCCAAAACAATTTGATGCGCAACAATTTATTGATTATGATACACAGTTTGATAAATCATTTCTTGAGCCACTTGATATTATTCTTTCATCTATCAATTGGCAGTCTGAGAAAATTGATTCGCTAGATTGCTTTTTTACATAAAATATGGTACAATACAATATATCCAAATGGAGAAATACAAATGAGTCTACTCGATAAACTAAAGAAAAATTCTACAATTGCTGATACAGCAATTCTTGCCAAATCAAAGTTCTTTGCAGCAAAGGATATGATTCAAACTTATATTCCTGTCGTAAATGTTGCATTCTCTGGCGATCTGGACGGTGGTTTCACTCCAGGTCTTACAATGTGGGCTGGTCCGAGCAAGCATTTCAAGACTGCGTTCAGTCTCTTGATGGTTAAGGCATATCAAGAAAAATATCCAGACGCTGTCGTTCTATTTTATGATTCAGAGTTTGGTACTCCGCAAAACTACTTCACTTCGTTTGGTATCGATACTGATCGCGTTGTTCACACTCCAGTTACTGATGTTGAACAATTGAAGTTTGATATTATGAATCAACTCGGTCAAATTGAACGTGGTGAGCGAGTGATGATCGTTGTCGACTCTATCGGCAATCTTGCCTCCAAAAAAGAAGTTGAAGATGCGCTTGAGCAAAAGTCTGTCGGTGATATGACTCGTGCAAAGCAAATCAAATCCCTGTTCCGTATGGTGACACCACACCTCACCCTGAAGGACATTCCGATGGTTGTAGTAAATCATACCTATAAAGAGATAGGTCTGTATCCCAAGGATATTGTCGGTGGCGGAACAGGTTCCTATTATTCAGCAGACAACATCTATATTCTCGGTCGTCAGCAGGAAAAGGATGGTACTGATCTAATTGGATATAACTTTATCATCAATGTGGAGAAGTCTCGTTATGTTCGCGAAAAGGCTCGTATCCCTGTCACTGTTCGTTTCGATGGTGGCATTAGCAAGTACAGTGGTCTTCTTGATATGGCACTTGAGTCTGGTCATGTAACTAAACCAAATATAGGCTGGTATGCAAAAGTAAATACTGAGACAGGTGAGGTTGAAGGTAAAAAGTGGCGTGCTTCTGATACTGAGTGCGATGAGTTCTGGAATAGTATTCTTGCTGATGCATCTTTCAAAGAGTGGGTGCGCAATAACTATCAATTTAGTTCAGCAATTTCAAACACCGCAAATCTAATCGAGGAAGAAGATGTTTAACGAATTACTTGCAAAATTGCAGTTCTGGAAAGCAAAGAATTTCGTAGTGTTGGATGAGCACTACGAATTCATGCTTGACTTGTCAAACAAAGACGAAATATCAGTACGCATACTCAAGAAATTTCCTGGAGTCATTGTTGAATACTCAAAGATTCATATGACAACAGATAATCAAATGGCATATGACATCGATGTTATCGCAAATCCAAATTTGTGCAACACTGAAACAAAAAGGTTCCAAGACTTTACTGCTGCGATTTTTCGTAGTATACTAGTTGGATCCTTAGAGCACGCGAAGGAAGAAAATGAAAACGGAAACACTGATACTATCGAATCTGATACGGAACGAAGCCTTCATGAGGAAGTCACTACCGTTCCTCAAAAGCGAGTATCTAACAGAAAGCCACGAAAGAAAACTGTTCGAAGAAATAAAGCAGTTCATTCTGAAGTACAACAGTCTGCCTCCGACAGCAGCGTTGGAAATCAGTCTCAAAGCCTCGACTAAATTATCTGAGGGCGAACTAAATAAGTCATTGGAGTTGTTGAGGGAGATCTCCAATGACAAAACAGAACAACAACTTGGCTGGTTACTTGATACAACCGAAAAGTTCTGTCAAGAAAAAGCGATTTACAATGCTATCATGGATTCCATTCAGATCTTAGATGGGAAAGATACTAACAGGGGCAAAGGAAGCATTCCTACTCTGCTTTCTGATGCTTTGGGGGTTAGTTTCGATCCTCACATTGGTCATGACTTTTTGGATAATTACGTTGATCGGTACGATTTCTATCATCGTATCGAAAAAAGAATCCCATTTGATCTTGAATACTTCAACAAGATCACTAAAGGAGGACTTCCGCAAAAGACCCTCAATATTGCTCTTGCGGGCACTGGCGTCGGCAAGTCTTTGTTTATGTGTCATGTGGCTGCTTCTTGTTTGACACAAAACTACAATGTTTTGTATATCACTCTTGAGATGAGTGAAGAAAAAATCGCTGAGCGTATCGATGCAAATATTTTGAACGTGTCGCTTGAAGATCTCATGAACATGCCGAAAGATATGTATGAAAAACGCATGGGTAAACTCAGAGAACGTGTAAAGGGTAAATTAATTATAAAAGAATATCCAACTGCGTCTGCGAACCCTGCTCACTTTCGTGCATTGATTAATGATCTTGCTTTGAAGAAAAACTTTCGTCCTGATATTATTTTTGTTGATTATCTAAACATCTGCGCGTCTGCTCGAATCAAAGCAGGTGCGAACGTAAACAGTTACACCTACATCAAAGCGATTGCTGAAGAACTTCGTGGTCTTGCAGTTGAGAACAATGTTCCAATTGTATCAGCCACTCAAACGACTCGATCTGGCTTCAGCAATTCTGATCCAGGTCTTGAAGATACTTCCGAGTCTTTTGGTCTTCCTGCTACTGCTGATTTCATGTTCGCGTTGGTAAGTAATGAAGAACTGCAGAATCTAAACCAAATGCTGGTGAAACAGTTGAAAAATCGATATAATGATCCAAATCTTTACAAGCGATTTACAATTGGAGTTGATAGAGCCAAGATGAAACTTTATGACCTCGAGCAGAAAGCGCAAGATGCTGTAATGCAAGAAGTAGAATCAAAACCAGTCTTTGATCGTGGTCGTAGCACAGATAAGTTTAAGAATCTTAAAGTGTAATGAAACTCGAAAAAATAGAGAAGAAGATACAAAAGCTGACTCAGTCATGGGTGGGCGAGAAACATATTCCCTCTATTGTTCGTAGTTTAAATAAATCTTTTGTTAAGACTATAGTTTATTTTACTTCCTCACGATATGAAGAAGAGTTTTATGACGATCATTCAGTAATAGTATCTGGTCAATATTGCCCAAGAATTCTATCAGCCATTCCAGAGAACATTCTAATAACTCTATCATTTCCTGCCGATAAAAAGAGAGCGATTATCTCTCAAAAGTGTGCGGAGAATTTGGCTGTTAAGATTATTCGAGCCATTCACCATGAATATCGCCATAAGCACCAGCAGCGTGGGCGAGGATATGTACAAACGAAACAATACAAGACTAAAAAGACTGACAAGAATCGATTTAAATTAGAGTATTATGGGAATCCAGATGAGATAGATGCTCATGCTCACGAGACTCAAGCCGAGAAACTGAATATAAATAAGTTACGGAAGGCGCATAAAATAGGCTGGAGAGAGTCCGAAGCCTTGTTTATGTATCGATTGCACTTTCGTAAACGAGATCCCAGAATCTGGAAACGATTCTTAAAGAAGGTATACAAGTCTAATGAAAAAGTTCAGCGAATATCTAAAGGAACAGGAAACTCATAGCAGCATCCAGGATTTCATGGGATACTGCAAAGATAACTTGGGTATTGCTGAACTTCCAAAACTTGTTATTATTGACGATAAGACTGTTGCCAGAGACAATACCAGTTTTGGTGGATACTCGCCCTCAGAAAGAACGATCCATCTAAACATTGGTGGTCGTCATCTTGCTGATGTTCTTCGTACACTCGCTCATGAACTAGTACACCACAGACAGAACGAAGATGGTATACTGCATAATTATGCTGGTGAAACTGGCAGTGAGTTTGAGAACGAAGCAAACAGTAAGGCTGGCGTCATTATGAGAAATTATGGAAAAACAAATCCTGCAATCTATGAGGAAGTGCAGTATTAATTGAGGTTGTATGACTACATTTGTGACTGGTGGTTTGGGATTTATTGGTTCAAATTTTGTAATCTCTCACCTAAAAAAATACCCTGCGGATACAGTTGTTATTCTTGACAATTACTCTTATTCCGCAGATGAAAAGAATATCTATGGTCTTTTTGAGGACTATAGAGTTATTGTCAAGCGTTGCGACATTCGCAATCTTGAGTTTGTAAATCATTTGTATCAAGACTATGAGCCAGAAATTACGTTTCATTTTGCTGCTGAGTCTCACGTTGATAACTCTATTAGGGGTGACGATGACTTTGTCAGCACTAATGTTGTCGGCACTCACAACA